TGCCTAACCCGCCCTGTAGCAGGAAGTAGGTTAGACCAATATTTATTAAAACCAGTTCTAGCACAAAGATAAAGGTCACAGCAGGCCTTACGATGCCGTTTAGGTTTACCACCCAGTTAGAAGCCCGAGCCATAATAGCCTTATCGTGGTCCAGAGCAGCGTTCTGGCGGTCTGCATCGGTCTGGAGGGCAATCTGGTCTGTCCTAATCTCCTCGACCCTCTGCTGGGCTAAAAAGCCCCTCTCTGCCAACGCTAGTTCACGCTCAGTCTGCATCTGGGCTAGTTTAAGTTCCTGAGCCTTGTCAGCCCTGTCTTGGAAGAAGTTTAGTACCTGTGGCAATCCAGAGGCAAAGAAGCCGATAGCGGAGGATATAAGTGATAGCATATGGTTCCTTAGGGTTTATAACCGACTACATAGGCAAAGCTAACTAGCACCAAAGCAGCTAAGAAGCAATACAGCTTCAGTTCAGCCAGTTTCTTTAGGTCTCTGCCGTACTCGTCAGTCAGGATTTTATTATCTTTTAGGATGCGCTCTTTAATGACTTCTATTTCAGCCCAGGCAGCATGACCGTGCTTCTCGATGATGTCGTGTTTGAGTTCTTCTTCTATCTTCTTAATTTCGTAGACTCCACGCCATTCTTCAACGGCAGAGAACACAGAGGTGTCTTTGGGCCTGTTTAGCTGCTTCTTGCGGAAGGCGGCTCTGGCCTGCACATCAGCCTTGCCAAGGTCTTGGATGTCCTTGGTGACTGACTCCAGTTCCTTACCTACCGCCAATGCCTCTTTGATGCCAGCGACAGCAGCCTTGGCAACTTGAGTGACTGGTTCGCTCATAGTTACTCCGGCAGTCTATCTGCTCGGTTGTAACCAAATAAAGTCTGTGGTGCTCCAATACCGCCTATTTCAGCAGATTGTTTTTGCACTAAGTCTCCGAACTGTTTAACAATCTCTGGCCTTGATCTAAGAAGTAAGTCACTTACCTGTAATCCTAACGGAGAGTACACCCCTGATATTCCCAACGCCGTAGGCACACCAATAGCTGGATTAGATAAAACAGTTATACCGCCTCCAACCTGCGCCGCTAAACGGCCTTCCAAAGTAGACTTTGCATCTTCTCCAAGAATCTTTAAAGCAGCGTCTGCATCAATTTGACCCCTTGCTCTGCCTTCTGCAAACCTTGCCTTTTTACGGCTTAGGTCTGCTTGCCTCACAGCTACTTGATATTGTTTTGGAGAAAACACCCCATTTTCTGCCCCAGAGTTTGCAGCAGCAATTTTCATAATTGCCAAATCGCCAAAGGCACTATCAACTCTACGAAGTTCAGGTGTAAGTTTTGGATTCTGATAGCCAATTTCTTTTTTAAATACACCAAGAACACCCTGTAGCGCCTCTCCAATTTGCCTATCGCTAGCAGACGCACTATTAAGATAATTAAGAGCCTCTTTTCGTAAATCAGACTCTATTGCTTTAATATTGGTTCCTGTTAATTGGCTATTGGCTGGAAACTTACTTAACATTATGTTGTTTACAACCTCTTGCACAGTTTCTCTCTGTCCTGGAGATGGTAAATTAGATTTACTGAGTGATCCAAGAATGTCGCTAGTGGTCTTAAAATCTAACTTAAATGACATCTTAGCCAAAACATCATCATACTTCTTAGATACTTCATCAGTGGCAAAAGCAACAGCATCTCGACCAACGACATCATCTGGTAAACTTGTTCCAATCTTATTTAATGCCTTATTAATAACGCCTTTATTAAAGTTAAAAATTGTCTTTTGCCGTGCGTTTTCAATCTGACTACCAACTAAAGGAAGATTCTGTGCAAATTCTTCAGCAGACTTAAAACGACCTCCTAATACCTGCCCAGGCGTGGGCACAATACCTAAGTCACGCATTGTTTGCTCTGCTTTAGATACCAAAGGTTTTGCTACCCTTCCAACACCGGCAGCGACCTTTTCACCAACAGCGCCACCAACAGCGCCTAAACCGATTTGAGATGCTTTTTCACCGGCAAACTCTTCTCCAACTACTGGTTGTAATGCCCCAGTAGCTGCTCCAGCGGCTGCTCCAGCACCAACATTAGTAAGCCCAGCGGCTCTTCCCGCTTGTGCAGCTCTTACGCCAACTGCAATATTTGCAGGATTTACAATATTTCCACCTAAACGACCGATGTCAAAGCCTGTTTCTCCCTGCGCTGCTCTTCGTTGTTGATAAGCGGCTTCTTCTGCTCTAACCATCTCATCAACTCGTTGCGCCTCAGAACCAAAAAAACGACTTACTGGGTTTGGTGCTAATCCACCAAGAGAAGTAACCTGTTCTAATCCTCTAGGTAATAGTTGAGCACCAGCACTAATAGGATCTTTAATTCCCATTAGAAATCCGCTAGATGGCGCAGCAACACTAGGCTGCTCTTTAGCAACGCCTAAGGAACTTGCTATTTCCTCTATTTGAGACTCACTAAGCTGCGCTTCTGTTTGAATCTTTTTTCCACCAATTACATAGGTAGGCATAATTAATCCTCAATAATTTGGTAACTGATTCCGCTTTTCGTAGTTCTTTGTGTTGTTTTAGGTGTTTTTGGTGCTTTAACTTCTCCAAGCGGAAGTGGTTTTCCTTTTTCAATTGCTTGTGACTGCAATTTAAGTCTTTCAATTCCTTCGCTTATTTTCTTTTCAGCAGCGTTTAAAATATTTCTAAGAGTTTCTGGTTCTAAGTCAATTCTACCGCCTTGTACATCACGAAGATATTTTAATTCTTCTACAGAGTCGTTACCCCCAAACTCTTGCAATCTTGGAATAACTGTATTTCCAATTTCACTTAAGAAAGTCTCAGTGTTAATAACTTTCTTGCGGTCGCCAATTAAACCACCAGAATATTTAGCTGCTCCTTGAGCAAGCGGGGCATATGGCCCAGCATAGATGCCTTTGTCTAGTAAAGCTCTAGCACTCTTTAGGCTTGTAATTGCTGAATACTTATTATCAATTGTTGCTTGTGCTTCTCCGACTATTCTTCCAGCAGCTTGATCAGCAGATCTATCACCAACATTAATAGTTGCACCTGGACTTGCAAGTCTTAATACTTCTCTTGCAACATTTAATTTTGCTACTTCTTCTTTTGTTAGTAGTGCTGGGTCTTTTACGCCCAATTCAAATATAGTTTGTCTAGCAAAATCTAATGAGTTATCTGCGGTTTTCTTTTCTGGAATACTAACAACCTCTGTTAATTGCCCTCCCGGACCTCTTTTGAATATCTTCTCTCCAGGCTTTCCAGTAACAAACTCATCTTTGGTAGTCAAACTTTTAGCAGTGGCTAGTGCTTTGATGCCAGCATCTGGGGCACCGGCAGCAAATAAGTCAGAGGCAATTTTCTGTAATACAGTAGGATCTCCTAAGTTTTGTCCTTGATAAGACTGAAGAACACTTTGAATTGTTTGTGCCTGCTGTAGTTGTGGGTTCTGTACTTCTGGAAACAGGCTTCTAGTTATTGCTCTAGAACCAAGATCACCAAACTTAAGACCAGCCTGATACAACGGAGCAAACACACCAAACTCACGCCCTTGTTGACCAATCTGCTGATTACGCAGCATATCCATCTGCTCTTGCTCTCTTACCTGAGCAGCAATCAGTTCTTGCGGAGTTGGTCCAAATAATGAAGTAATAGCCATATTATTTATCCTTTAATTAGTCGGAACCGCCCCAATAGGCAAAACCAGATCGAGCTTCTGGTCCCATTGTACTATAAATTTGTTGCGATGTTGGGCCGCTTGGTTGTGGCCTGTAAAGTTGATTAAATAACTGCTGTTGCTGTTGTCCACGAAGATACTGCTGACCAAAACCAGAAATATTCTGAGCCATCAATGACGGGCCAACTAAGGAGCCTTGCAACTGAGTCTGCGCTGCGCCTAAACCGCCTGTCAACAGAGACTGACCAACATTAGCACCAGCAGTGGCTGCTCTACCACCCAACTGAGCACCGATGTCAAGAGGCTGTAGCGCAGCTTGTTCAAGCAACTGAGATACACCAAACTGTTGTTGGAACGGAGCCAATGCTTGTGTCTGAAGTCCGTACTGAGTCCCTAGCAAACCAGCGCCTGTTCCAAATAAACCAGCGCCAAATCCAATCCTCTGTTGCGCTGCTCGTTCTGCCTCTGCAGCTAGTTGCAAGTCTTGTGTGCGTCTTGCATTAGCCAACGCAGCCAACTCAGGTTGTCCTTGAGCGCCAATGTTAAGACCGGCACGGCCTCTGCCAAATACAGAAGACGCTAATCTTTGTTCTTCTTGTTGACGAATAGGATCAAGAAGTGCCTGTTGTTCTGCAATGTATTGTTGACGAGCCTGTGCTGGTGTTTGTGCTAAGTACTGAGCACCTAGTCCAAAGAGACCTTGACCCGCAGTTTCTAGAGGAACACCAGCGGCCTGAGCAGCCTCTGCTTGTCCTAGACTTGTTCCATATAAAGCAGACAGCCTATCTTGAAGTGCTCTGATCTCTGCCGATGGTGTGTACCCAGCACTTTCAAGCCGGTCTTCAGGACCAAAGCCAAACTGAGAAGAACCAAACCTAGAGGTTATCCCTACTGGTCTAAACCTCTGTTCTTCAGCCGCCATTCTGGCTGCATCTCTCTGTGCTGCTGCAGCAGTGTTGGCTGCTGATTTAGCAGACTGGCCTGCTATAAGTGAGCCACCAATAGCGGCGGCTGCTATTGCAAAAGGCATAATACTACTCCTTAATTAAAACTTCATCAATGTTGTTAATGTCTGTTTCGTTGGTAGCATGGATACAGTACCAAACACAGTCCTCTAATGCTAAGACACCATGATGTTTATCGGCTTTGATATTAAAACAGTGCGGTGCTTCAATATCAAAAACTTCATCATCTACTACAACTTTTACCTTACCTTTAGCAAGAATAGATAGGTGGTCATATTTATGCTTATGCTGAACAATCTGTGTGCCTTTAGGAAAGAAGCACTCTTTAGCGTATAAGTTGTCTGAAAAATGATGTGTAATCATGTTTTCATAATGTAGCAAAGAGCATAGTACGGGGGCAGGTTAGCATTAGTTGCTGACGAGCCTGTTGTACTAATACCAACGGTTACCCCAGTTGTGTTTGATCCAGTTGTCAAAGCAGTAGGAAAATCATTCGTTGTTGCCCCGCCTCCGTGACCAAGGCTACCATCAATAAAAGCATTATATGAGTGTGCGTGTCCAGGGTCAGTAACGGTTGCTGTATGTGTATGGCTTACGACTATGGCATTAGCAGAGCCACCAGTAGCACCTACTGCGTAAGTAGAACCGGCACCAACAACAAACTTATCTCTTAAGTCTGGTGTTGAGTTAGAGCCATTACACAACACCCACCCAGAAGGTATAGATGCAGAAGACCCAGACCAGATAATAATACCTCCGCTAGGAAACGCTGCTGCTACTGCTGTAGAAACAAAGGCTGTGGTTGCAATCTGCGTAGTGTTTGTCCCAGAAGACGCTGTAGGCGCTAACGGAGTACCTGTAAGTGTTGGGCTGTTGCTGTCTGCCTTGGATGATATAGCAGAGGCAATGGCGGTGTATTCCGCATCAATCTCAGTGCCTTTGATAACCTTCGCTGGGTTACCAGTGCTAAGTGCGTCTTTAGATGCAAAGTTAGTTGCTTTCGTGTAATTGCTCATACTGTTTTTCCTTGTGCGACATAGACATCGATTTTCTGAATAGAAAGAGGATCACCATTTAATTCGGCTTCTAGTCCTAGTTGTAGGACAGCCCCAGTACCGCCTGCATTGATCTGGAACTGGTCTAGAACGACACCATTGGAGAATTCAGCAATGTTGTATTCCCCAACATTATACTCGTAAACTACGCCAGTGTCAAGTAATTTCGTCTCACTATTGTAATTTTCTTTGTAATCAAAGCCCCATTTGATGGCTATAGCGTCACCAGAGCCTCCAATGACCACAAATCCTATCTTTTTAAGGACTTTTAAGGCTGTTGGACTACCAAAGTCAAAGTAATTGGTGTAATACTGTAGCCGGTAAGTAGAGGCATTATCTAGGTGTCCAAAGTATCTAGCGATATACCCAGGCTTGCCTAACAGCAGTTGCTTGGATTGGTTAACAAATAAGGCCTTTGGATCGAGGCTATCCCATATCGTGACACGGGCAGATCCGTCCTGTAGAGCACCCCGCATATCAAAGCAGTAGGTAACCTTGGTTGCTGGCAGGGTAAGCAAGTAAAAGGCATCCCGGTCATAATAGACAGATTTGATGGTGCTGGCTGTCTCTGAAGCCACCGCAGTAATAAGGTCATCACGGACATTCTTAGACAGGTCCCGCATAGGTAGTGACTTCTCTTGGATAACCCGCTGGAGACTACGCACACCAGAGTCGGACAGGAAGACAATATCTGTTCCTGTGTTCTGGACAGAGTCCCTAGCAATGCAGCCAACATTGGGGATAAAGTCTGCCAAGGCCAAGGAAGTGACATCTATGGGGTTGCTATAGATAGCAATGTTGTTCCTACCAAAGATGATTAGGAAGCCGTTATGGGCCGCTAGAGCGATAATCTGGTCATTGTTGGGGAACACAGAATTAATCGACAGAGAGCCTGAGTCACCGCCTTGGAAGTCAGAGCCATCCAAGAGCCTACTAAAGTACACAGTCTGCCTGTCACCAACAAGGTCTGCCATCCAGATACGACCATAAGCAGCTAAGGTACAGTTTGGTTTAAAGTCTGATGTAGAGTAGCCTGTCGGTAATGTTCCTACATCACCTAACTGCTGAAAGCCAAAGGAGCCAGAATGTGAGTGTGGGTTAGCAATAGTAGTGACTGTGCTGGTCAGAGCATCACTGGCTGTGTATCCTGTACCGGCGGTAGAGACTGTCACAGTGGCTACACCAGTACCGCTAAGGGTTGCCACAGTTAGTTTAGCATTAGAACCTGTGCCGCCTGCCAATGTCAATATATCGCCAACATTGTAGCCAGAGCCAGCAGCAGTGACTGTTACTGTTGCTATCGGACCAGTACCGCCACCACCGCTAATCGTAGCTACAGAGAAGGTAGCGCCAGTGCCTGGAGTAGGTAGATTGTGGTAGACCAGTACAGGGTGTCCTGTCTGGACCATATAAGCATGGGAAACAGCGTCAGAGCCATCACCATAGGGCAAAGCTGCGGCTTGCCAGTTATTGCCTGTTATCGTGTAAGACACATCAGCAGTGTTGGCCTGTGTCCTAACAGTCTTGGTGGTCATCGTTGTGGTGCCAGTAAACAACTTGTTATTACCGGCACTGATGGTCTGGTTACCACCAACATCAATCATCTCAAAGATGAATTCTACAGCGTTACCAGAGCCTAAGTCTGTGTTGACTGCTGTATTTACAGGTGTCCAACCACGCCTAGCCCCAATACGACCATATCTATCGATGACACAATTCTGTGCCCTCAGAGCATAGCCTGAAGACAACTGAATACTGCTTTCTTGCGTGTTTAGGCCTAGAAAGCCCGGAGCAGCAATAGTAGCGGTCTGTATTCTTTTCATTAAATGGAACCCCAAATGAGTTCTTCAGGATAGCGGTTAGCCTCAGCAGCTATGTGGTCTGATAGAGACTGACGGTATAACTCATAAGCCTCAGCACTGTTTAGTCCATTGTCCTCACCACGCTCATTCAAAGCCTTGGCATAGGCTAGAAAGATCACAGGCTCTGATGGAACCTTGATCTGTGTCGAAGCAGCGGTAAATTCTGCCTGTGGCTTAATTACGTTAAAGTAGATATTATAGACACCATCAGGGATAGGATAGAGGTCTACCTGTGTATCTCCGTTGGAGTCTACACCGTTAAAGTTATAACGATCAGGAGCACCAACTAAAACTGTGCCGCTGTTTAAGAACAACTCATCCATCTTCCTAGTTGTCTCATAGTTTAAGAACCAGTCAGACTCTGAATTAATAACATCGATGACCTTAAACCGCTGACCAATGCCAGTCAAGACATAGTTAAACAGGTTAGCAGATGTTGATACTGTCAGCGTTTCCGACAGGGCATTCCAAGTATAGGAATCTTCAACCTGCCGTTTAGCATCGTTGATGAACCTACCAATAAGTTTAGAATAGGCGTTGTCAGTAACGGCAGTAACCTCTGGCTCACGCAAGCGAACCAAGGTTTCATTGACAAGTTCTAAGTAAGTTTTGTTTGCCATTT